GTGAACAAACCTACCTTTTGACGGTGCAAAGACATCTCTAGATGTTTTAACAGTAGAAAAAGTTGTAAATCCCGTATCGTTTGCTAATTTTCTAGCATCATCGACCTGATGTTTATTATGTTCAAACACAATATACTTCCAATGAACTTGCGCCTTTGTAGTCTTTATAACTGATTTTGCATTATTGTAAACATTCTCAAATTTTGTATTAACACGGTATATATGATGGGTATCCTCAAGACCATCTAAATCAAAATTTATAATATCTCTTTTATCTAATATATTACCAACATCTGTCCAATAGTCATGTCCGTGAATACCGCCATTAGTATGTATTAAAAGTCTTGTATCTTGTTGTTTGACATATGATATTATTTCTCTAAATTGTTTATTCATTATAGAATCGCCAAAATTACCATTTAATACTAACCATTCCATTTTACCTAATAATTCTGGATAAAATAAACGTTTAAAGTTTTCTAATGTTATAGTATATTTTTTATCATTTAAATTGATATTTAAAGGTTTTTGACGATGGCAAGCAGGGCATCGTGCGTTGCATCTAAAAGTCAGTTCCGTTGTGAGTTGTCTAATGGGTCTCATTAGCCAGGAGGATATAGTGCAGTGATTTGAACTGTCAATCCTGACGGTAATGACGCATCTGTAATAGTTACAAGACCGCTACCTGATGTATAAATATAATCATTATCGCTACTTGAAGTTTTTGGTTTCTGTGCTAAACCGTCTATAAAAACTTGTACGTTTCCAATAGCTGATGGGTTTGTGCTTCCTGGAGGAGTTGCAACATGAAAAGTGTTTGCTCCTGTACTTGTTATAACATTTGTTTTTTGTGTTAGACCTAAAGCCACATTACCAGATACAACATTTATATTTGCATTTAGTTGTGTAAAATTAGCATCAGCGTTTGAATCAAGTGTGTTTATATTAGTGGTTAAACTATTAATCTGAGTTTGAATAGCACTTGTAACTCCATCTAAGTGACCTAATTCAGTAGAAGTAACATCAGAAACTGCAACTTTACCTGCACCACTAGACACTAATGCTCGTGATGCCGTTAAATCCGCGTCGTCAATAGTGGTAGCTGCACCAGTTATAGTAGCTTGTTTTGCGTTTAATTGAGTTTGAATCGCCGAGGTTACACCGTCTAGATGACCTAATTCAGTGGAGGTGACATCAGAAATAGCGACTTTGCCAGATCCATTGGAAACTAACGCTCGAGAAGCAGTTAAATCAGAGGTGGTGATTGTAGATACAGCACCAGCAATATTATTTGTACGTCTTGTTTCAGCTGCAGTAAACTGTGTTTGTATGGCACTAGTAACTCCATCTAAGTGGCCTAATTCAGTAGAAGTTACGTCACTTACTTCGACCTTTCCTGAACTGCTTGAGACTAATGCACGTGAGGCGGTTAAATCAGCGTCATCAATTGTTGTAGCAGCTCCAGTAATTGTAGCTTGTTTTGCGTCTAATTGAGTTTGTATGGCGCCAGTAACACCATCTAAGTATCCTAACTCTGTAGCGGTCACTGCTGATACTTCAATCTTTCCTGAGCCACTAGAAGCTAACGCTCTTGAAGCAGTCAAATTTGTATCATGCACAGTCGATATAGCTCCGTCAACATTTGAGCTAATTAAATCATCTAAATTTGCCCCATTTTGTTTAACCGTTGCAGCAGTAACAATGCCGACATCTAAATTTGAAGCTGTGACAGGAGATAATAACGTATTACTTGAGGGGTCTTTTGTGTCACTTAGCTTAAATGTTGAGGCTGACTCATCATAGAAAAATGCAGCGTTGCCTTGGTTACCTCTATTAAAAAGTATTCCAACGTCAGATCCTGGAGCGCCAGTAGCTGAGTTAGCTAACATCAACATACGATCTTGAACAACCATGTTAACTGAATTAGCAGTTGTTGTATCCCCATTAACTATCAGGTTGCCTGTAACAACTAAGTCGTCATTCATATTAACTTGGCCAGAAAAGGTAGCTCCTGCTAGAGCTGCTTTTGCGTCTATTTGAGTTTGTATAGCACCAGTAACCCCATCTAAATAACCAAGTTCTGTTGATGTGACATCCGATACTGCAATTTTTTGTGAACCATTAGATATTACTGCTCTATCAGCAGTTAAACTTTCAGTATCAATAGTAGAGGCTGATCCTGTAATAGTTGCTTGTTTAGAGTCTAGTTGTGTTTGTATGGCACCCGTTACGCCATCTAAATACCCTAATTCTGTAGAGGTGACTGCACTAACTTCTATTTTTCCTCCACTACTTGAGACTAACGCTCTTGACGCTGTTAAATCAGCAGTCAAAACTGTGCTAATGGCTCCAGCAATATTAGCAGTCCGTCTAGTTTCAATAGCATCTGCATTGGCGTCTAAAACATTTAAGTTAGCATTTAATTGTACAAAGTTTGCATCAGCATTTGAGTCAAGAGTGTTGATTTGAGTTTGAATCGCAGAGGTAACTCCGTCAACGTATCCCAATTCTGTTGAGGTAACTGGACTAACCTCTATCTTACCACCCGAACCAGATATTAACGCTCTAGAAGCTGTTAAGTCAGAAGTTAACACTGTGCTTATAGCTCCAGCAATATTAGCCACACGACGAGCTTCAACGTTTGCTGTAAATGCACTAGCATTAGCTACATTGGCTGCAAGATTACTTTGAACTATATTAACGTTTACCGTTTGTGCATTTACGTTAGCTTGGACTGCATTAACATTAGCAGTTATCTGAATTAAGTTTGCAGTTAAGTTACTTGATACAGTATCTATAGTAGCTGCGCTATTTGCCGCAGTTGTTAAATGCCTTAACTCAATAGCTCCGTCTGATATTTGTCTTGATGCAATAGAACCGTTTGCAAGTTTTTCTGCTGAGATAGCATTAGAGCTAACAACTCCTGATGTAATTCGGGTTAATGACATTTTTACTCCTTAGAGTTAGACGCCTCTTTTTCTTCATCTTCCAATTCTTGAAAAAACTCTGCTAAAAAGTCTTTTTTCTCAAGTGGCTCTTCGTCTTTCTCTTCTTCGTCAAAAAATTCTTTTATAAAGTCTTCTACTTGCTGATCTACTGTTGGTGGTTTTAATAACTCGTCCCAAACCTCTCTGACACAAGCCTTTTCTACAAACTCAATAATATATTCAACTATGTCATCTTCAATAAGATCTATTCTATCTATGTATTGAGTTTCTCTTACCTCTGTATTACCTTTTTTTTCATAGTATATACCAATGATATTTCCCTCAATTAATTCATTAATTTTAGGTTCTTTCTCAGCAATTGCATCCAAAGGAAAGGTTCGTGTTAGCATTGGGCCTTTTCCCTCAGTAAAATCTCGATATTCACAAAACACCATTCTTTGGTGCATTTCATCGATATTAAATTTTATATATTTCATATTTCCCCTCTAAGTTTTAATTATATAATTCATTACCAGTGCAGGTTGCACCAGACTATGTGTATGTCCTGTTGTTGATACAGTTCTTATTACCGTTTGTCCTGAAGCATCTTTTGCTCCTACTGATACCTCTACAGTCGCTGTGCTTAATACTGCAGAACCTGAATCTGTGGTGCTTCTAGCACTAGCGGCTAATCTGGAACCGCTGGCTCCAACAGCAACATTTGCACCTGCTCCAGCAACAAATCTATCCTTAGCATCTGGCAGATTAAAAGTTCCTGAACCATCTCCGCTTCCGTAAGTTGTTCCTATTAATGCAAATAATGCGGCATATGTTGTTCTACTTTTATCGTCTCCGTCACATAAAAACCAACCTGTAGGGGCAGTGGCGTGTGGCCAAACAATAATCGATCCGGCAGGCATAAGAGGTGCAACATCTGAATCAGTTCCTTGAACGGTTGATTGAGACAATATGTTAGCAGACAAAGGTGCGTATTTATTATTTTGATCAAAAATACTAATACCTGCATCTTCTACGGCACCTCCATGTAATTTAACTATTGAAACGTTGGATGTAGTATTTTGAGATCCAAGTAGGATAGCGGTATTTGTATCAGCAGCAGAAGCTATTTTTAAATGTGCATTTTGTCTATTACCTGGTGATGAAGTAACTGCTGGTAATGCTGCATTGACTAAAATCGGTGAATTTAAATTTATTCTATCTGCTGTAACACCTCCAATAGCGATCATGGTATTAACCACAGATCCATTTGTAGGCGGTATACCTACATCTACAAAATCAGAAGAGGTACCAGCATTTGCTTTTACTAAATATAATCTAGCGTTAGCAGCTAAGCCAGAATCAGCAGTAACGGTGGCAGTCAATTCTCCTATCTCATAATGAGTAACGTTTGCCATCATTGCTACAATGCCATTTTCTACACGGTTACCTATGCCTACTCTCGTAAAATTACCACCTACTTCAGATGATTTTTTGTGAGTTGAGTCAGAAATGTATAAGGCAGAAACATTAGAGTTTGCCATACGAAACAACATACCATCTTGCTCTCCAATACCTGCTCCAGAAGCAGTAATATTGGTTGTAGAGGGTGGTGCGGATGATTTAAAATTTGTTAAAAGTGATCTAATTGCATTATTAAATTGTGAACGGGCAGTGTTCAGCGAGGTTCCCGCTGTTGGTTCAATAAAGGTATTTGAATCTACTAATGCCATTTATACTCCTATCGCTGTAACCATAACTGTTGCTGTGCTATTTGCTTGATACTCACCTGTACCATCAGAGGCTACCATTCTGAAACTTAAACTTTGGTTAGACGCTGCTGTTGTAACTACAATGGCAGGATTTGCAACTGCATCCTCTTGTGTTAAAACTGTATATGAAATAACAGGTCTATTTAAAAATCCAGAGGATAACATTGAAACAGTTTTTGGTGCACCATCGTATGTAACTGTATCTGTAAAAGTTACGGTATCTTTTTCTATACTATACCTAAATTTATCAATTGTAAAGTCAAATTCATTAGGCTTTGAGTTGTTTAAGATAATTTTTAATTGGAACTGTCTAAAAGTTCGTGAACCTGCTTGATAAGATTGAAAACCATCATTGACACCTCCTCCTTGAAATTCGTCTGTTTGCACTGCTCCCTCTGCTCTACCATTAGTACCAGTAGATGCATATAATGCACTGTTATCTGCGGTGGTTGTTCTAATTAACACCTGTGATGTTACAGCTCCTAAAGTGCCTGAAAATGTTTCGGCAGAGCCTGTGTCAGAATATTGAGTCATATTAACTAACTTATAGGCATTACTACCTACTGTTATATTAGCAAAAGCATTAGATCCAGTTGGATCTCCGTTAGCAAAAAAGGTAGCACCCAATTCTATATGGTCAGAATTTATCGTTCCTGCTATGAACGCAAGAGCATTAGCATTGGAATAATCACCCTCATCTAATACTCCTCCACTGGTAAATGTTCCAAAACCAGAAGAGTTGAGGCCTGTTGTGAGACCAGAATCTGTAAATAGGTCAATAGTGGTAGCGTTTATTCGTTTGGCAAATAACTCTCTATTATTAATTTCAGTCATACCTCCTACGTCATGTACAATAACACGTTTACCTGGAGACGAAGTTGAAGCTATGCCATGTTCAGAACCACTAGTGGTGACTCTAGCAGTTGATGCTTTTGTTATTGCGCTTATCGCAGTTGCATTACCTGTAAATTTACCTGCATTTAAAATAGCAAATACATTACCACTAGCTCCTCCTGTCATTAAGGTTTGATTATTTGAATCGAATCTTGGATTAGGAGATAAAGTAGTATTTGCAAAACCTAAAACCGTACCAATACCTCCAAAGCTCGCATCTTTAAGCACATTAGAATTAGGTGATGTTGCGTCTGATACTCCTGATAATACTTCAGTAAAAGCATCATTAAATGTGGTTTTGATTTCTTGAGTTGATTCAAAATCAACAAAAATAGAGCCTGTTACAGTAGCACCAAAATCTCTTATCTTAGTTACATAAGTTGCGTCATCAACTGCTAGTAAGTCTGTAGGAGAGCCTGAAATAGCAGAAAAACCACTTGCAGTTCCATTTGAATTATCTGTCTGATTTCCGTCAGCAACTACAGTTCCTCCTTGGGTAGAATCTGTAAAAGATGGAAAATTTGATTCTCCTGCATTTGTGTTAGTTATATCAGTAAAGTTAACTGATGGAGAATCTTCATTAAAAGCTGCGACTACTGTAGATCTATCAGGCCTGCTGGTGGTTAAAGTGATTCCCACGACATCATCACTGAAGTTACCGCTTGTATCACGAGTTCTTGCTAGATAGGTAAAAGTGCCGAAAGTATCTATTGGAATAGATTTTCTAGCCGTTCCAGCGGATACAGTTACCAATGGGTCAGAAGCAACAAAATTATCTACTGTGAAATCAATAGTGCCAGGCGCTCTTCTAATAACAACCTCTTTTAAGTCTAAATCTAATAAGTCTCCTGAAGTTTGTCTTTGATATTGCCATAAAAGAGTAATTTGGTCAGTATTTTGTCCACCAGTAAAGTTAAAAATATTAGCTGGTTTAGCTGTTTTTCCAATAATTGATTTACTGACATTTGCAGTAACTCCTCTAATTGACTTATTAAGAGGAGTAACTCGAAAGAAAATTGAATTTGTATCACTATTTAAACCTCTATTTATTCCAGAGACTGTGAATCTTATTTTTCCATCTGAGTCAACTCCTGTTGCAGGAACTTTAACAGTATTAAATACAGTTAAATCAGCTCCTCCATCATCTGAGCCAACATTATCAATATTATCTAATCTGTAAGAAATTTCATAATCCGTAACCTCTTGACCAGTTATGTGAGTAAATGCACAGGTTGCTCTAACGGCAACACCCCCAGTTTGTTCACGATAAAGAGATTCTGTGATAGCTAGCCCAGTTACTTTTTGGATAGGAATATTGGCCACAGTGATTGATTTAGTAGTTGTAGGGCTGAGTCTTCCTAAAACATTTCTATTTCTTGCCTGCACAGAAGTAGTTCCTCTTTGCAAGTCTTGAATAACCAAATTTTCTGCTAAGAACGCTTTTTCAAATTCACCTCCTATTTCAACATTATAAACACGATTATTTCCTAAATTAAAAGTTCCAGGAATGGCTGTTTGGTTGTAATCGACAGTAGCAGCATTACCAGAAATGTTTCCTAAACTGCCGCTTGGATCTTGTGAGATATTTACAAAACTTAATCCTATAGCATTTATTGTTGGAGTTTCAGCTAACTCAATTCTGAAGATTGAATTTGCAGTTAGTGCTGCGTTATATTTAGCACTAGCAGGGTCATATGAAGTGTTTATTACACTATAAGTATTATTAAAAGCTAACTCTACGTTATCGCCTAATTCTATAACTGGAACTGTATAATGATCTATTCTAGTTCTATAATTAGTTTCTCCTGTCAGAGGTGTGTAGTTAATATTTGCATCTCTTGAATTAGCAGAGTTTAGATTAACAGTGTACTGAGAGCTTGTTTTTTCAACTCCGTCTATAAACAGTTTTACAAACTCAGAGCGTCTTGGAGGAACAGTGAGAGGGATATCATTTACTTGACCAGCAGTTAATGTACCAGTGTTAGCGTAAACTATGTCACTTCCTCCAACATAAAAACTATTATTTGAATAAAAGCGTGAGTCCAGTAATTGATTTAATTTAATAAAAAAAGGAGGATTAGGTATTGCGTTAATAAAAGTGAGACCCCCTGTTCTAGTGTTTTCAAATTTAACAGTATTATTAACTTTGTCAAAGTCTTTTATCTCAACAGCAATATCAACAATGTCTCCAGCAAATCCAGGAAAGTCTTCAGTCCCTTGTACAGAGGCTTTTTCTCGTACAGGAACACTTATAAAATCTGTGCCTTTTAAGTTGCTAAATACAGCAGGATCATCATTAACTTCAAGCACGTGCTTAAAAAAGTTTTGGTCAAAAGCTACATTTAATCCCTCTAAAGTTAATTGAACATTACCATCAAGAGTTCCACCTGCTGTATCAACAGTTGTAATTGCATTACATAATAATCTAATCTCACCAGCTAATCCTGAAAAACCATTTTTTCCTGAAAGTTTAGCAGGTAACGATCCATTTATTTCTTGATTAGCAACTATATTTAAAACTCCAGAAGATGTAAATGTATTCATTACACGAGTAGCTACATCAGGCCTTGACACAAAAAATTCAGTGCGTAAATCCTGGTTGTAACCGATCAATTCATTTCTAACTTGAATCTCTCCATCAACTCTAACTGACCCGTCTAAACGTTGTTTTGGTACAGCGTTAAAATTAAAAATTGGTGCGGGAGGTTGAGATAATGGGGAAACAATATCAGTATAAGCTGTTGGGGTGTAATCTATAAACGTGTCAGAATCCACATAAACGTTAGAGATATACTCAATGCCCATAATGGTAACATCTTCCTTATCTGGTTCACGATCAATTGAAGTAATCTTAAAAAGTTTACCAGCCTTATTTGTGTAAAAATTACCTGAGTCTTCTATTTCGCCAAAACTCCATAAATCCCCTTTTGATGGAGTGATTTCAGCTGAGGAAAAATTAGTAATATTTGTAAATTGTTTTGATTGTTTATTAAATTTAGCAATGACATTTATCTCAGCACGATCAACACCTGATGATACATCTGAATTAGATAAAGCAAATTTTGTATTACTAACTAAATATAAATCTATTCTATCATCTCTTAATTTTATTATCCTAAGTGCTAACGGACCTGTATTTGCAGTGAAAGTTGTGCTTGATAATGAAGGAGAAGTAAAATGCTCTAAAAATACATTAGCATTTCCTGAAGCTGCAACAGCAGAGTTAGAGCTAATTTTACCACTGAATCCGTATGCTATTCCTGAAAGTTGTTGAGAGACAGATATAACATCTCCAGGAGCTAAATTTAGCGCATCGGTGTTTGTTGTAAAAGTAACATTTCTTCTTTGATATTTGGATGCAGCAATTTGATATTGCGCAAAACGAAGTGCCTGGCTTCTTCTTGTAACTCCAGGTAAATCCAATGACTGAATATTTTTAATAACATTTCTTTCGATTCCATCATTTGCATCGGCCGTGTCAACTCTGACCACTTCTCTTTTATAGTGATTTGAAGGATCAACATAACTAACGTCAACCCCAGATATGACATCACTTTCTTTAGTTCCTGAAATTGTTAAGGAGCCTGATTTTATATTAGTTTCGTTAAATACCATCACAGGATATTCGTCTGGCATGTCTACAGCTAAAGTTAGCTTACCTAATGAATATACAAGAGCACCTCTAAACGTTGCGCATATACTATTTAAAATATCCATCGCAGGACCTTCGTCTGCGATAGAAATATTTAATGTAAATCTTCTTTCTTTAATTTTAGTTCCTGCAGGAGAGCCAAGTAATGTATTTCTAATACCTGTAAAATTATTTCTCGGTTTATGTCTGAATGTTCCATCAGCTTGTCCATCAACCCCTTGAAAAGTTCCATTTATAACATCACAAGCATCACAATACTGAGCCACTTGAAAAAATTTATATTTATCAATATTATCCTCAGGAATGCCTAAACCATAAGTGCTATTAGTTAATAAATCGTATATTATCCAAACGGGATTTTGTGTCCATGAATATACAAAAGTTCCATCCCAAGAACCTACATAAATTTGAGGCTGTGCAGCCGTCTGCACTGCACCATTGTTTTGTAACTTATAGCCATTACCCCTATCTGAATCAGAGACCTCAACTTCTCTCCAATCAATTTCACCATTATCTAAAACAGGTTGGTTATAGTTTGACGGTACTTTTACTAAAAGACCTTTCACTAAAGATGTAAAATTAGGAACTCCTCCTTGATGCTCGTCCACCGCTTTTAATGCGTACCCTACCACAGCGGTTCTTGGATATGCTTGAGGTGAGTTTTCTATTTCTGACCAGCTAACTAATTGTATGTTTTCTGAAACTCCAGCACTAGTATTATCGTCTGACGTTTTTTCTACTGTGAATCGGTACCCAGAAGTAGATTTTGAGGCTTCAGGAACTAGTATTTTAACATTAAACCTAAAAGGAGTTGTTGTTTTTCCAGTAATAGTTTTTTCTACGGATGTAATATTATCGGTAACATCACTACCTGTAATTACTCTATTCTTAAGTGTGATTTTTATTGAAACTGTATGAATTTTTACGTCACCATTTGATTCAACTTTTTGCAATTGATTAATTTGAAAATTAAATTTTATAGCATCCCAATCATTTGCTGAAGTTTCTTGATTAGTGACTTTTACTGAAGGCACGCCATCTAAATTTCCTTTTTTTAATGACACAGGAGACGCAAAAGATTGAGGAGTTTGTATAGCCTCTCCAAAAACTCTTAGTGGTGATTGATTAGTAGTGCCTGTTGTAGAAAGTGAAACAAATTTTGATCCATCAGTGGTATTATCAGAAAAATCTATTAAATCATCAATACTATTGTCTTGAATCTCAATATCTTGTGGACCGTTAGGATTAATTCTATATACAGGTCCTTCGCCTAGCCCTGAAGTAATAAAAACAATATCTGTAGAAAATAATGAATTTGGGTCCTCAGTAGCACTACCACCGCCACCGCCTTTACCGCCTTTTGCTCCGCCAATAACTGGAACAACTTGATTTTGATAGTTAATAAAACGTCTAGCCATCAGAATTTATCCTCAACATTCACTACATCATTTTTACCATGTTCGTCTGAGTCTATATAACCACTCAACATTTGCCCTGCTACACGGACTAATCCATATTGTAGAGGTATTGGTGTGCCTGATTCTAAAGTATTAGTCAAATTACCAAACATTCCATTTTGTCTGGTGCTGGTGTCTGTTTCCATCTTCTTTGGCTTTTTAGCAAACAATGAGGTAACTATGCTAAGAGCTATATTTCCTAAAAAAGATCTAGCTAAAGCTGGCATTTTTGTGAACGCAGCACCCAATTGACCAAAAAATCCAGTGCTTGAAGCTGCAGTAGGTGTCATTGTCATTGCTGTTGGTAAAGTAGGAGCAGCAGCAGTCATAGCTCCTATAATCGCAGGAGCCACAAAAGCAGCAGCGATCAATAATAAAAAGGTACCGCGTTTACCTCCTCCTCCAACAATAAGTGGAGCTAAATATATAGTATCACCTTCCTTAATGTGTTTTATGTGATAACAATCTAAGGATACAACATTTAAATTTTTGTCTAAAAAAGCAAAAGATTCTTCAGTACTGTTAGTAATTTGTCTTATATATGTATTAAATCTTGAATGCATGGATTGAAGATAAAACAATATATCATGGTAATTATTAAAATCAGCCACGTATTCTGTTTTGTCAAAAAATTTATGATAAGCTGAGTGAATTTTAAGAGTTGCTAACAAGGTGACTTCCTTCAAACTTGTCAAAGACAAGAGCATCAAGATTTTGGTCAAGCCAATAAATAAAAAATTTGTTATTAAATCCTACCAAAAATTTATATTCCTGGAAAGCAGCACTTACTTTATCTTCTTTACTTGGTATGGGGTTTTCGTCTCCTGGATGAGAATGAAAAATGCCCCATATATTTCCGTCATTTTTAATCAAGTCTGCTGGATCTAATAAAAATGATACTTTTGGTGTTGGAGATATATTTGCACAAGGAATATACTTAAAATCTTTTGTAACAATACCAACAGCTTCTTTAGGATATTCTTGCAAAGAGTGATTATTCATTGCATTTTTTAATTCATTAAATCTTTCCATCTATATATTCCTGTCGTATATTGTTTATAATATCTCCCGTAAGGAGCTATCCAACTTGTATGTTTAATCATTGTTTGTAATATTCTATTTACATCAACGTATAATGCACAATGATTTGTTACATGGGTAGATCCTAAACTCATTGTTATAACATCATAAGTTTTCGGTGAAGTAACTTTATGCCACCCATACTTATCAGTATTAGCACCACCAATTTCAAAGTATCTTTCATGCGTTTTAGTGTACCAATCTTCATCTACAATTTTGCAAAAGTGTGCTGTATCATAATCAATTGTAATATTTAATTTTTCTTTATACACTAATCTGCATAAGTTAAAACAATCAATACCTGTATTGATATCATCGCCTAAATGTTTATAAGGGAATCCAGTATAAGAATTATACCATTTCATTATGTCTATAAATTGCGTGTAATCTATTTACCCAGTAGTCTGATAAAGTTTGGACACACGAACAACCCCCTTCTTCAATGTGCAAAAGTTTAGATGGCATTAAATACATACCAAAATGTGTTGCAAGTTCATACTTTTCTGACTTGAATACCATTACATCATAATTTTTTGCGTCTGTCAATTTGACTTTTATAGAGCACTTAGATGCCCACTCATCTACTTTTTGAGTGTGAAAATATTTCATCCAAGCTCTTGAATGAGGATAAGGTGGTAAATCAAATTGTATATTTAATTCATTTTTATAAAATGATCGTATTAATTCTATGCAATCTACTTCACCGTATTTGTGTTTTAAACTAAGATATTTTTGTACCATGTCGCATACTCTGGGAATGTGTCTATAAAAGACTCGTTTCTTAGAAAGTCTAAACGTTCTTGTTCTTTCTTAAATCTTTTTAAAAGATGAGTATCATCTCTTGAGGTCATATAAGTTAACCACTCTTTCATTTGCTCTATGTCTGTGCGATTTAATATTGGCGTATATTTTTTTATAAATTTCTTATAGGCTTGAATTATTAATTTTTTAGTTTCATTAGGTAAACAAGTTATTGAACACTCTATCGGGTTTGTCAAAAGCGTTCCATTATACGCCATTCTATTTTTCTTAAACCATATAATTAGATCTGGCATTGACGTGATAGAAAAAATACTTATCACTGAGGAAAATGTTTTAATATGTTGTTTATAATGTTCTACATTATATTCAAAGGTATTCCAGTTCAACCCTTTTCTTGAATACTCAGCTTTAGATTCAAATCCTTCAATGCTAGGCCACACAGAAACATCTAAAAAGTTTTTCCACATCTCTAATAAATTAAATTTTTTGTATTTAGTATAACTTAAATTAGTATTGTATTGTAACTTAATGTCCTTACAGTACCCACTATCAATTAAAAGCTGTAGTAATTTATAATGACCATCTTGCACAAAAGGTTCTCCACCTGCAAAATATACATCAGTTAAATGAGGGATAATATTAGGCATATCTTCCCAAAGAGCATTATTTTTTGTATAGGGATCTATAGTTTTAGAAAAAGATAATTTTGAGTCTTTGTACCAGCTTGTTGAAGATTCAGGACCGCACATTCTGCATTTGAAGTTACATAAATTACCAAATCTAATATCCATGTAGGTAGGCATAGAAGGAAGTGATCCGTCTTTTTCAGTTCTATCTTGTAAGTGTTTTTGATTTTCAAATCTTTCATTAACACTAATCCTGTTACTTTTTACACCAATAGCTTCACGGTCATAGCACACCTTTTTACAGACCGCAGGTATCTCTCCCTTAAGGAACTGCTTTCTTACTTTTTTCAGAGGTTCTGCATTCCAAACTTGAGAAATTGAGTGTGATGCAGGACCAAGTATTGGAGCAGATTCCTGATATTCTGCATGACAACAAAGATGATAGTTTCCCAATAGACCTCCAAAAATATGGTTCCATGGTAAAATACATCCTTTGATATTATTGTTTCGGGATTGTTCTTCCTGTTGCAGGGAACCCTCCAAAATGAATCTGATTATTACGGACAGTGCAGGCTTGTATAGACTTACCACAAACATCGCCAGCAGCGGAGGGGGCTACTGTGTTATCAGCTGCTATTGGGTTAGCATTTGATGTAAGTGAAGTACCAGGGATAGCTAAACCTCCTGGACCTGGGTATTGACATTCGGGACCTTTATATGCCCATTGACAAGTATTTTTATAGTATTTTCTATTTGGAATTTGATTTCTAAAGTACTGAAGCCAAGAGATTAAGCTAAAAGTCGCTACTTCATCACTTAATGTTTCTAAACTATCAATCTTAAATTTATCTTCAATATAAGATTCGGGATCGGCTTGAGGATTAACTATGAAAACGGCATCACCAAGTGCGGTATTAGCGTCTAACGCATTAGATAAGTATAAAAATCGATTTTCTTGAATAGACTGAATCGTTCCTTCAGTTGTGCCATTTTCTGCACGAACATTATCCCCTACTCTGTAAGGAAGAGCATTATAGACTTCAACCACGTTTGATGTAATAAATCTAGTTGTACTGTACTCGGGCCACACGTCTAAAAAGTTAGCAAAAGTTGTTTTTATAGATACAACAGCACCTAGTAAATCACGAGTATCAGACTTTCCTTCTATCCACTGACCATTCACGGCAATTGTTTGCTCACGAGTGAAAGAGGCATTTGCTTTTCCATAAATTCCTGTTTGCACATCTGCACTATATGCTAAACCATTTGCTCTTGCTCTGGTTAAAGTGTCGTGTCCTTCTGTTCCTAAACCAAAACTTGTGTTAGTTGCATTAATAGTTCTAGGATCTATTCCATGAACTAATTCTCCATTAACAAATGCCTGACAAGCATTTGATGTATTATTTCCAACTAAAAAAGGGTCTTCAACCAAGGCTGATATTATATTATCGACATTAAAAACTGTTAAAGATAATTCGTTAATTTTACCGTCACTCGCTTGCTCAATAGAGGATATTTGTGAAGGAAAAGGAATAAAAGAGGATCCTCCGTATGTCACATTGTAATTTAAGTCAGAAATTAAATCACCGCGAACATCAGCAAACCTTAAAGGAAAATTAGTTGGCCAACTTCTACCCTCGCCTTTACCAGTGGGATTACCTGCCGCGTTTTCTGGATACCATTCGCCTGGATAATATATTTCAAATAAACGCACCACAGGGTTTTGAGTAAAAGCGTTTTTCTCTGCTATAAAACTACTAGGACCTATTGATTGTATTGTAGCTATAGCTGTAGTAGTATTACCAGAATATGTATTAGATTGAAAAGGGAGCGATGTTGTATTTAATAACCCATTTGCAGTGCCAGAGATAGAAATCGCATTGGAGTGCACTACTTCTAAATTAGAAAATTCTAAAATAGAATTAGAAAGTTTTACTTTTAATTCTTTTGTAGTTGAATTAACGTTTGCAATGACACCTGTTGCCAATGAGGTATTACCAATCAAAACGTTTGAAGTTTCAAAAGGGGAAGCGTCATTTACAGTAATTATTACATCATAGTTTCTTGCAGTCATTAGTCATACGTTTCTAGAAGTTTAAATGTCACGGTGTAAAAATTTTGTGTCAAATTAGACCCTGTGGACAAAACTTGAGTTATTGAAAGTGGTCCATCAAATCTTGTAGTAATATTACCAGATTCATTTATGTGTGACAAGTCAAATGTGAATGCTTCAAATTCTCCACTACGGGCGTTATAAAAGTTTTCTATTGCACTTTTTTCAACACCAGTTATGTTAGTATAATTTATGCTATAATTACGTTTTGAACGACGGGATCTTAAACGTCTTTTTTCATATCCAGCTTGAGAGTTAAAACTTATAGTATCAAATATTCTTTCAGC